AGCGGTCGTTCAATCTCAGTGACGATGCCTATTCAAGTCGTTGGTGTCTCACAACAAGATGCTCAAATGTTGGCAAATATGGTTATTTCACAGGTCAGGTCTTTGGAAGCACAAGATGCACTGGGGAACAGATAATGGCGACATCTCAGCCGATACCTAACGCAGCGTTTAATGCCAGTCCTGTGCAGTCAACGACTGTGCAGTCCATTGCGGCGAATCCAGGGCTTACTCCTGGCAACATCTTTGGATCGGGCAACTCTCAGCTGTCATTGGCCAATGGAATGACAGCTGGTGTCGGCGTTAACGGCACGTCCGACAGTCCGTATTCAAATCCACCTCTTCAGCTCACCTCGCCGACTGGTGCTGCAGTTAATCCGTACGGTGGAGATCCTAACTGGCCTATTCAGCGTGTGGGTGTGATGCGCAACATACCGGGTTCTCTTGGGGGTAATCCTTCGGGCAACAGCGGAAGCGATGTCTCGTATCTCTATTTCATTTATAACCCGAATCAGATTGTGGCATCGTTTACGACCAACATCAGCTCGATTCCGCCCATGTATTTGTACGGGACTGACACGTCCTCTCTCGTGAACGGTGGTTCAAATGCCATCAGCCCCGCAAATGGATCGTTGTCTGCTTTGTCGTCCAGTAATGCGTCTGTTCCTAACTTGACGAGCAGTCAGCAGGTTTCATGGTCGCTTATTTTCGATCGCACTTACGACATGATGTACGACACCAATCCTGATGAGAACAGAGGAGTGCTTAAAGACACTGCTGCGCTTTACGCACTCATGGGGACGTTTGATAACTCAGGTGCAGTGCCGATTTCTACACCAGTTCAGGTGGTTTTCGGCCAAACTGGCGGCCAAAATGCTTTTGGTCAAGCGGCCCCGGGTCAGTTGTGGGGTTTTACTGGTTACATCTCGTCGGTCAACATTACTTACGGGATCTTTCGTCACAACATGATCCCTTCTCGTTGTGAAATCGATCTCACAATGACGTGTACCTACGTGGCGGCGCAAGCTCCTTCGTCAACGGGTGTGGGCACGTCTTATCTTCCGCCTACTAGCTCTGGTCCTGGTGGTGGGGGAACACCACTTCTTCAACAAACCACTGCTGGACCTCCTGTTGTTTCGACCATTCCACAGACAGCGTTGTTTAACACATGAGTGTCAATCCGCAGTCTCGATACAGCACGGGAACTATTGCTCGATTGCCCAACACCAACGGTGTGTACAACCTTTCTGTTTTGCGTACGGTGCCTCAACAAGGTGGTCAGTATTACCTTTTTGTCTGGAAGGTGGGCGATCGTCCTGATCTTGTTGCCGCTCAAACACTTGGTAATGCTGCTTTGTGGTGGGCGATCTTTGACATCAACCCTGAGATCATCAATCCGTTGAATGTTCCTCCTGGTGCTTTTGTTCGTATCCCGCTTAATCCGGTGCAAGGACAAGGAACACTCAACCAATGACCTTTCCTACTGCTGCTCTTCCTTACACAGTGTCAGCTTCATTTGGCGGCACACAGCTCTCTCCTGTCGGCCCGAATGAGGTAAAGGTCACACAGCAAGAGTTTATGCACGACATGGCTGTGATGCAGATTTGGGCTGATGATGTGAACTCGGACTCATACACATCAGGGATGCCAATGACTCTCACTTTTGGGCGCCCTGATCTGAAGAGGATCTTTTATGGCTACGTGAATCATGTCAGTCGAGTCAACAACTCGCTGACGAGCGCAACTATGGCGAATCGAAATGCTGTGTGGATTACGTGCATGGGTGCTTCGTGGTACATGCAACAGACCGGCACCCAAGTGTTTAGGTCACAGACGGCTTCACAAATCGTCTCCACGATCGCACAGCAGTTCGGGCTTGCTACCAACATCGTGGCGCACACAACGATTTGGCCCACGATGCAAATGGCAGGAATGTCCTATTGGCAGTTCTGCGTGATGTTGGCCAAGAGGATTGGTTATACGTTCTACTGCAGTGGGGCTCAGCTCGTGTTCAAGCCTCGACAGACCGACTCATCCAATGTGACGGGCCTCGTGGCCACGTATGACTATAAAACCAACCCGGGAAGTCTTCCTGTGTTCACTCCGGTGCTCGGTGCTACTTCGCCATCGGGCGGTCAGTTGGCTAATAGGAAGCTTGCTGGGATTAATGCACAAACGAATCAGATTGTGTATTCAAACGTGTCGGGTAATCCTGCGCCGACAACGCTCGGCAATACCATCAACAATCCTGTTTTTGATAAGACTGAGCATTTTACGGTTGGTACGCAACAGGAGGCGGCCACAAAAGCTGCAGGAGCTGGACAACTCAATCAGCTCTATCTGACGGCTGAAGCACAATCAGTGGGTGCTCCTTTGATTTCGCAGGGCTCTCTTATTTATGTGCTCAACGCCAACGGCTCACAGAATGGTTTGTGGTTCGTGCAAAAAGCGGTTCATCGCCTTAACACGAGTACATATACAACTGACTTCAATGTTGGACGTGATTCTCTCGGTCAAAGTGTTGTTACTCCTTCTGGAACGATTACGACTACACAACTTCCTGTAGCTGTTTTGGTCAACAACAAGTGGGTCGCTCAATGATGGACTGTTACGGCATTTACAAAGGAATAGTGACGAATAACGTCGATCCATCGGATCAGTCGAGGATTAAAGCTGTCGTGCCTCAAGTATTTGGAGATCCATCTGTTGAGACTGATTGGGCTCTTCCCTGCATTCCGCCGAACTATGAGGGACCACTACCATTGCCAGGGCAAGGAGTGTGGGTTTCATTTGAAGGTGGCGACACCGACTATCCACTTTGGCTAGGAGTCTGGCAACCGTCTTAAAGGAGTCATTTTGGCAACGTCATATCCAACAGCTATCGACACTTTTGTTGATCCGAGCGCCACTGACACCATGGATGGTGGGGTGGGCGGTCCTACCGTTTATCACGATCTGCAGCACACGAATCTCAATGATGCAGTAACGGCTCTTGAGGTTTTCGTGGGCACCTCTGGTTCGCCGAACTTCATCGGTACGATTTCCAGTTTTGAGGCTGTAACCATCTCTGGAAACAGTTACACCATCGACTACACCTCTTCGGCTGACATTTTGATTTTGACGATGACGCAGGACACGCAGTTTTCTTTTGAGAACTTTGTCGAGGGCGCTGGCATGATTGTTATTTTGCTGGGCGCCTTCAATCCGACCTGGAATGGTTCCATTGATTGGCAACCATTTGTTCCTGGGTACGTCACGGGGATGGTGATTCAGTTTTTGCAGGGCCCATCCCAACTGATTGGGCTTGCTGCTGCGGGGATTCCCACCAACACTTATGCGGTTTACGGATCAGGATTGCTCTTGTCCGGCGGCACAATGACGGGCTCCATTGCAATGGGATCACATAGCATCACTGGTTTGTTGAACGGTGTTAATCCTCAAGATGCTGCAGCTTTTGTTCAGATTCCAGTGCCTGCAAATGGCTATGGGATAACAGGTAATACCGGATCAACGCCAACTCCAGCAGTGTCATTGAGTGATAATGCAGGCAGTATTAGTTCTGATGTGACTTTTGCCACTGGAAACTACACCGAAGTCTTTGCTACAGGCTCTCTTGCTGTGGGTACTTGGTTAGTGTTTGGTTCAGTTCTTTGTGCTTTTGGGACCGCAGCAGCCACTATTGAGATTCAGTTGGTGGTGAATACAGCCACTGCAACCATTACTGGACTCACTTCGGGAGAGGCAGTTCTTAACTCAACTGTTTTGGAGGATTGTGTTCCATTTGCTGCTTTGGTTGTGGTGACAGGTGCAGGCTCTCTGAAGGTGTGGGGCTATAACAACTCGGGATCCAACACTGCAACTGCTTCAGCTAAGACTCGTCACGCTGCGGATATGGCTAACGCCACTGGTTGGGCCGCTATGAGGATTGCCTAATGCCAACTTCATTTGCTGCTCCTCTGTTGGTGGGTATGGGTGGTCCTCAGGCCAGTCCTCTGACCAATCAGGCTGTTCAAGTTTTTGGGAGTCCCTCTTCATATGCTTTTGGAGAGGCATTTCATGATGCTTACACACCGACAGGTCATACCTTTCATGCCTTTCCTGCTGATTGGTCCATGCCATTTGGAACAGGTCCGTGGTTTGGTGTTGGTTTGCAAGATGGAGTGACCGTTGCTTTGAGTTCGATGGATTTCAAGGGCGACGAGCTGTATCCAACGATGTATCAGACTTCTTTGTTTACCTGGAACACAGAAACGAACCAACTTCAGGTAATCCCGATTCCGACAACGACAGGTGTCTATAATCCGCCGCATTCAAGTGGGGCAAGCGGTAACGCCATTGACAATGGTCAAGTTGTCACTCTCGACGGTGTGAACTACGTCTTCTTTGTCGCTCCAATCACTTATCAAGGATGGGAGATTAACGGGCCGAGTGGGTTTGGTGAACCTTACGTCATTATGGCTCTTCAAGAGACAGATGGAGTGTGGTCTTTTGATCCGACGCACTCTTATACGGCTAGTCATTTGGCAGCCAGTGTCCCTTCATGGTGGACCTCTGGTCCTACGCCTGGGGCTCAGGCATTCGTATCAGCGATGAACAGCTCCATGGAGACATATCACGTTAATCCTGGTTTTGTTGGTGTGGGGCTTGCTCCGATCAGTGGTCATCTCATCATGGGAGCCTATTACTACATCTCTCCGGCCTACTCGGGATGCCTCATTGCTGTTGATCCGGCGACTGGAACAGTGACTGCTTTTTATCAGGTTCCTGACATCACTGACGTGAACTCGGTTGCTCTCACTTATTCAATACGGGATTTGTCTGTCAATCCAATAACCAGTTCTGGCGATGAGCGTTTTGTGATTACTCCTGATGTGTATGTACGTGGGGGTAGTGGTTATGCGTATCACCCTTTGAGCGAGTTTTCTTACAACGGATCTTCAGCCTTTCAGGTGAAGTCTCCACCTATTACACCTTTTTCAATGGCTGACATTGGATATACGACTAGTTACAACCTCACTGCATATGACCCAGATGGGAATCTTTATTGTCCAACTCATGGCGGTTCTGGAACGTATGGTGTTTTTGACAGTCAAGAGCTTCATTTCTTTAAAGCCAGCGGTAATACTCTCCCCACCATGGAGGTAGGTCTTTCTGGTGATGGCTTTAATGGGACTTTCCCAACTGTCACATCTGCTGATTTTCGCTTTGGAAGTTTTGCTGATAACAGTGCTCATGATCAGAGCATTAACTATGACAACGCTCGATCTCGGATGATGGTTTTGGGTGAGAACGGAACGATCTATGCCGCAGCGGTGACTAATCCCAGCAATCCGGCATTTGGTTCTGAGCTTTCCACAAATGGGAGCTTGAGCACTGGAACATCTACGGGCTGGAGTGGGCTTTTTAATACTTCACATCTCACAGTTGTCACTGATTCAGACTTCATTACGTCGTCAAATCCTTCAGGATATTGTCTTGAGTTGAGTTCTGTTGATGGAACTGCCAATGCTGCAAGTAATGCAACTATTTCAGTTACTCAGTTTCAAAACTATTCAGCGACTATTCAGGTAAAGGGAGTAACCACGCCCGAAGCGGTGACTGCTGAGTTTTGGTGGGGAAATGGAACGACAACTCTCTTTAGTCTCAGTCCGGTTGTTACAATGACCAGCATTGATATTGCTGAGATTGTGTTGTTGGATAATGCGCCAGAGGGTGCGATTACAGGTTTTTATGTCATTAGCATCGCAGGTGGGGCAAACTACAAAGTGGGAAATCTGTCTTGGAAGGCTGAGCCTGCCATTGCAGTTCCTGAACTCAACACAAACAGTAATAGGTTGACCTCGGGCGCAGAGGTGAGTCTTAACAAGGGAGCCATTGTTGGGTCTCACTTCTATTTTTCGACTCTTCATTCAGCTCCTAGTAACTATCCAGCAAACATTGGTCAACTGCTCTCACAGTGGATGACTCGTGTTGATTTGACGGCTCTCTAATGTCTTTTCAATATCGAAACTCCTCCACCTATAGGACGTCTACCAACTATCGAGGTGGTATTTCTCAAGTAGGTATTGATCAAGTGGCTCCGTTGAATGACACTGTGACTTCAGATCAAACTGAGGATTACACGAGTCAGCTCAAGGCCACTCTTGGTGGTGTGCCTGACTACCCTATTTGGACTATTACATCGGGAGTCGGCGGTGGTCTTAATGTTGCCAGTAATGGGGTGATTACGTCGTCGGGCACTCTTGATGCTGGTGTTTACATCATTGCGGGCACGATGCAAGATGCTCTCTTCAACTCGGGCACATGGAGCTATGTACTCACCGTTATCCCTTTGGTGACTACCACTTCTCAGAGTATTTCTGGGGTTCCTGCTATTCCACTTGCTCCTACGGGTTTGGAGATCTCTGTGCCCTTTCGTATCGATGAGGCAACAGGAGGGGTGGCTATTCTTTCTTCGTACAACGCCATTTACGCACAGCACATCGAGTCCATCATTTTGACCCGCCTTGGTGAGCGGGTGATGCTCGCCAACTATGGGAGTGATGCGGAATCGATGATTTTCAGTTCGGTTTCTGCTAATGCATCGATTCTGCAGTCTGACATTCAACAGGCTATTCAGCAATGGGAGCCTGCAGTGACCAATGTGAGTGTGCAAGCTTCGATAGATGCTACGAATCCCTCGGCTCTTACGGTGACAGTCAGTTATTCCATTTCTCCGCTTAATGATGTCAACACGGTGACCATAAATGTTGGTGGATCGATCGCACAGGTGATTGCCTAATGACCTTTGTCAACAGCACCAGCCAAGGATCAGGATCTCCTGTTTTCGATTATTCAAGTCGAGATTACAGCTCGATCCTTAGTGATTTGATCGCCAGGATTCCTGTCTATCTGCCTGAATGGACGTCGAACAGCTCTTCAGATTTTGGCATCGTGATGCTTCAGATGTACGCCTACATGGGTGACCTCTTGGGCTATTACCTCGATCGGTTGGCTGGAGAAGCTTTTATCCAAACTGCAACGCAGCCCTCTTCGATCCTCAACCTTGCTGCCATGTTGGGGTACACGCCTGCACTCTCTGTGGGGTCTACTGGGACTGTGACGGTGAACATTGGTTCAACTGTAATCGGCCCGGTCACCATTCCGTTTGGAACACAGTTCGCCACTCAAGCAACCTCGACACAGAATGAGATCATTTTCCAGACCACTCAAACTGTGACTATTGCGGGGGCGGGAGGGGCAACTATGTCTTTTACTGCTCAAATCCCTGTCGTCCAAGGACAGACATTTACGAGCTTGCCTCTGACGTTTGGGTCCATTGATCTTTGGGATGAGTTTGGCATTCCTTCGACGGCTGTAG